CGGCGTTTACACTGCCACGGCGGGAACTAATTTCCCGTTACCAAACCCATTTGCGACGGTTGATTTCGGCACTTCCATCCCGCAGTTTTTGGCGGTTGAGGCCGGGAAGTATTTGGTCATGGTTACCGCGATGATTCTCGCAGACGCGGCGTTAATTAATATCGCTGACTTCTGCTCTCTGAAGCTCGTCAACGACAACACGGCGGCGGACGTAGTGGGCAGTCAGCAAACTATCTCCGGGTGGGAGACCACGACGGCGGGCCAGTATCGGCAGATTACTTTGATTTCCATTGTTGAGACGCTGAACCCGAACCAGACAATCACTCTCTACGGCGAGTGCAGCACAGCCGCGCACGCCTCGATAATGTGGCAGGGCACCACGTTCACGCACATTCGAATCGCGTAATATGGGATGCCACAAAGGAAACAAGTCATGCGCCATTCCCGTGCTGCGGGACAAGGAGCATGTTTATTCCAGCAAGTGCCGTTCTCCTAAAGGCGGAGCGAAGACGGCAGGCGCGCCGGAATACGTTCTCGTGGTCAAGAACCTGCCTGACCCGAATGCCTAACCCCGTCATCAACCGACGCACCGGCGGCTCAAAGAAATTTCCTCCTTCGGGATTTTCCTTCGCCTCGAACACGACTTTTTCAAACATCGTCGCCGCGTGGAATCCCGTTCCCGCGCCGACGCAGCTTTACACAAGCTCCGATGGCGTCTCCTACTCGCTGGCGCAGACGTTGGGTCCTGGGGTAACATCGGCGAACGTCGCGGTCCCTTCGGTTGGCTCCACTGTCTACGCAAAAATTATCTCTGGAGGCACTTCGAGTTCTGCGTTGCAATTCACGCGCACGGATTGGGAAACGAGAGTGATAGCGAATCTTGGAACTCCCTTAGCGTTTTCCTTGGCGACCCAAAACAATTTATACAGCGCCTTGGCCAACGTAGGAATCCTCAGCAAAATGATTAATGTTGGGTTCTTTGAGAATAACTCTGGAAACAGCATTCGAATCTGCCTAACGCCGATTATAAAAACAATCGGCACCAATGTTTGGTCAAACATCAACATGGGTGATGGGATGATGGGCGCAAACGGCGTTACCCCAACCGGCGGACCTGGGGTGGGGGCGCGACCTGGAATTTTGGGAACCGATTTCCCTTCGGACAACGACGGGGGATATACGGTCTATGCGTTCACGGGAGCGGAAGTTTTGAACGCGTGTTCTCTCGGCTACACGAACAACGCGGGCTCTATCTCCACAGCTTTTCAAATTCAAACGGGCGGCAACACCAGAGCAGCACTGTGGAATGACACCAGCAGAATCGTAGTTCCCTCCAATGGCGCGGGATACTATTCGCTCAATCGCACCGGCGCGGCTGCGCTTAATCTTTATTATGCCAAGACAGCAACGGCGCACGCTTCCATTGGCTCCAGTGCAGCCGCCGCCGGGTCTCGAAATTCTAACTTCGTTGATTTCTTTTCTGTGAATGCTTTCGAAGCGGGCATCCCGGAATTGTTCACGGTCAACAATACGCTCCGGCTCCTTGCAGTCCATCATGGACTGACCCAGGCCGAATCCCTGCTATTTTATAACGCCATCGTGTCGGCGATAACCTTCTTTGGCGGCACCCCGGTTTAGTTGTCAAAGCAACCAGAAACAGAGACTATTTGATATGCTGAAAGTTGATAAAAGTTTGGCGATAAATTACGGCGACAGTCTGAACGGGATGGTCCCTTTGAAAGACGAGCCCCAAGAAACTTTCCCGACGATTCACTATTCCGGCGACGAGGAAATTAAAATCCCGGCGCACGGGAACATGCTGGTCCACTACGCTGTCACCAGGGTAGTTCAGACGACCACGAAAGCCGGGGAGCGCTACGAGTGCGACATTCAAATCAAGCGCGTCATCTCTGCGGAGCCCGAAGTCAATGAGCCCTCGAAGCGCCTGGACGAGGCCGGGGACGCCCTGGACAAATTGGCTGCGGAGCGAATGGCGGAGGATGACGGAGACGAAGAGGAGAATGATTAATGTTCCGCGTAGACGACATATATGACGAGGCCAAAAAAATCATTGGCGTCTGCGACGACACCAAACTTTTTCGCTGGTGCGGCGACGCGGTCACCCTGATTTCGAATAAGGCCGACCTGGAAGGCTGGAAAGGCTTCATCGACATTTGTTCCGCCGGTTGCAGCGGGTGCGATAAAATCGGCAGCATTTGCAACAATCCTGCCGGGTGCGGGCGGCGCTGCATCACGATGCCGCGCGAAGTGGAAATGGTCATCGGCGTGAACATCGGCGGGCAACCCGTGCTCGGGATGGCTCAGCTTTTCGAGTTCCATTTGAACGGTCCCGGAAGCTGCAAAACAATCTGCGAGTGGAAGTGGATGGACCAGGGCGGCTATCATTTTACTTTTCGTGACCTTGTGCACCCGGCGCAACTCGTCGCGTATCTCCAGACGCCGGAAGACAACGGCAAGACTTTCATAGTTTACGGATTCGACAAGAACGGCAATGTCCTGCGCCACACGGAGGGCGGGCAGGTGTTAAACGGCTATCGGGTCCCAACGATTTACGGCGTCGCAGTCCCGGACGTGGGCGCTCCAGAGATTGCGCGCATCACCGGAATTTTCAAAGACCGAACTGTGGGCAACGTGCGGCTCTCAACCACCGACGACAGCGGCACCACCGGCACCCTCCTGGGAATTTACGAGCCGGACGAACAGAACCCGCAATACCGGCGGATTCAACTCAATCGCTCTTGCAACTGGGCGCGCATCGCCTACCGCAAGACCAATCCAGTTTTCTTCAGTCGCTTCGACCATATCGCCTTGAAAAGCCGCGTCGCTTTCTTGCTCGCTATGCAGGCTCGGAAACATTACGCAGACCTTCAGATTGCCGACGCGCACGCCTACGAGGCGGACGCCGCGCGACTGGAAATTGAAGCGCAGCAAATGGCAGAGCCGCCCTTGTATATGCCCATTCAGGTCATCGACATGAGCCAGCCGCGAGACAAATACGACTACGACATAAGGTAATGGGAGAAGCTGGCGCTAGAATCCTCGACTATGACGGCACGTTCTTCGTGGGCGCTGACTCGTCTAATGACCCGTCGCAGACCCGCATAGGCGCGTGCTGGACCATGCTGAACATGATTAACCTTGGCGGGCAACTCTCTTGCCGCCCTGGGCATCGCTGCATCGTGCAGTTACCGGACGGCAACCTTCAGGGCGCGGCGATTTTCAAACCGCAAGAGGGCCTGGAGCAGATGGTCGTCGCCATTGACGGGCAGGTCTATGTTGCCCTGTGGCCATTCAATCAATTTCACCTGCTCACGAACGTTCTTTTTTCTCCGACCGCGAAGCAGATTTTTTGGGCGCTCACCACTCAGGCGGCAGAGCGTTTAAACGAGGACTTTTCATCGGGCATCAAAGTAATTTCCCCCAAGTCCGTGCTCATTATGCAGGACGGCGGCTTTACCGCGCCCGCTTGGTATGACGGGTCCAACTCCGGCCACATTCGCGACCACGCTTTTGATACCCCCGCCGGTGGGCCTATGGTATGGGTGGGCAACCGTCTTTGGGTCTCCGTAAATAATTCGGTGCAGGCGAGCGACATTGCAAATCCGTTCAGCTTCCGAGAGCAAATTTATCTCGGCGGACAATCTGCGTTCTACTTCGCCAGCGAAGTGACCGGGATGGTGAAAACTCCCAGCGTGGAATCGCCGCAGTTGTTGGTCTTCACTGAGGCTAACGCTTCCATCCTCCAGGCCAATATTCAGGACCGCTCGCAGTGGCCGACGACCACGAATTTTCAAGAAGAAATTTTGCAGGTGGGCTGCCTCTCGAATCGCTCGATAAAGTCTCACTACGGGCAGGTCATTTGGTTTTCTCCTTCGGGCGTTGCAGTGTTCGACCCGGCCACGTCCGGAAAACTCACGTCCCGGCTGCCGGTCCGGGATAATGAAATGATGTTCTCGAAAGTCACTCTCAGCGAGGACTTGAGTCTCGTGGCGGCGGGCACCTTCGGGCAATTTTTCGTCATGTCAGTTCCGGCGGAAGACACTTTCAACAAGCACACCTGGGTTTTGAATAACGCCTCCCTGGCGACGCTGACCGATGCCTCTGGTCCGTCGTGGGCCGGTCACTGGACCGGGACGCGCCCGGTTGAATGGGTCTGCGGCGAAATCATGGACGCAGAGCGCGCCTTTCACGTCTCCGCCGACACGGACGGGCATAATCGGCTGTGGGAATCCTTCAGGCCGGACCGGCTCGACAACGGTTGTCCGATTACCTGGGCGTTTACCACGCGCGCGCACTTCGGCCAGACCGCGCCGGTGCAGGCCAAACTGCCGGGCTCTACCTGCCGCTTGCAGTGGGTAGACATTGCGCTGGTTGGCATCGCGGAGGACCTGGACTTAGGCGTGTTTTACGCGGGCGGCACCAGGGGCGCTTTTCAGCAAGTCATGTCCAAGCGGATTTCTGTTGAAAAGGGTAGTTTGTCCTGGGACGTAGAGATGGACGCAAACACCACAATTTTTTCTTTCAAGCCGCAGTCTCGCACCGTCCGCACGGAGGACGCGAACCAGAAAACCGACAACGATTCTTTGAGTGCGTGCGGCATCGAGCGCGCCGACATTGACAACATTGACGACTGCTTCCAATATCTCGTTGTGGGGCACGGCCCGGCCACGGTTAAATATGTCCGCTCGTTCGCCCTGACTACTCCGGAAGACAAATCCGGCGCGTCCACTGCGTGCGAGGACGAGACCGGCCTGAACGCGGTCCGATACGACGGAGCCGCAGTCAAGGGCACCGACCGGGAGGAAGTCACTGCCGCTCTTGCGGACGTGCAGGAACAGCACTTCACTTCTAACCAAACGGAGCTTGTAATCCAGGACGGATTCAGTGCTGTCGGGACTGGCTTCGCGGAAAGTATCGTCAACCAGGGCGCAGCCGACCGCGTCGCGAAAATCATCGCCACAAAACAGGCGGAGGCAGAGCTTGCCGGGGTAGTTCCGCCCACAATTTCAGCAGGCATC